GCACCCATGAGTCCCGCCGGGGGCTCAACCACCAACCGGAGATCCCATGGACGACATCACCCGCAACGCCCTCGCCCGCGAGGCCGAAACCGCAGCGTTAATCGCTGAGGTGGACGCGGCCTTCGAGGCGTGGAGCCGCTCCACCGAGCAGCTGCTCGCGGTGACCCAAGAGGCCATCGCGCTGGCTGACTCGATCGAGCACGATCTGGGCAACGCTCAGGCCGTGCTTGAGGAGTGGTTCTAAGGGCACCGCCCCTTCGGGGGCACAAGGATTTAGGCCACAAGCCCGATAGCGCGCCCGGGATTCTCCGCTGTGGACAAGAGAACAGCCAGCCACTACCGCCCCAGCGAGCTGCGATTGCAGGGGCACACCTATCCACTCCAGCCATGCTCACCGCCACTTTCTTGGTGATCTGGAAGCTGTTCCTACCGCTGCTGCTTGTGGTCGCAGTGATCGACTGGCTCACTGCCAGCGACGATCGCCGCGTCCGCGTCCTGCACCGCACCGGTCTGAGCCAGCGTCAGATCGCCGACCGCCTCAAAATCACCCGTTATCGCGTCCGTGTGGCGCTTGCATCATGATCAACCACATCAACAACGCCATCTGCTGCCTGATCGCCGCAAGCGTGTTCGCCATGATCGGCATCGAGTCCGGCGCCCACCACCAGCCCACCCACTCCGGCACGCAGCAGGTGGTGCGGCATGACTGACAGCACCATCACATTGAACGTGGGCGCAGCTGATGAGGTCATCCGCATCGACGCCAAGGGCTTCCACTACCGCGGCCAGTTTGTAGAAGATGCCGGCGAGGCTCATCGTCTGCTGGTGGAGTTCCTGCGCAAGCACCAGCCCGAGACCGACTGGAGGCACGCTGATGACTGAACCACGCCGCTACTACTTCCGCATACCAAGCGCCAACGTCTTTGAGTGCGTGACCGCTACCAGCCTCACGGAGGCAAAGCTCATCGCAGCCGATACATGGCTTGAGTGGTGGTCAGAACTCGAATGGATCAACGTCGAAACCGTTACTGAGAGCGTCAACTATGGCTGAAATGAAAGGCGCACTTTTCCAGTGGCGCAGTGATCCTGAACAGGTCGGCAACTACGGCGAAGGCGTGAGCCGTCCGCGTCAAAATGCCCGCGTGCGTGACTTCAAGGTGACCATCCGATTGAGGGATGCACGCCCGATCACGTGGTACACGCGCGCCGAATCAAAGCGCGCTGCAGAGAAGTACGCGCGCAATCGCTGGCCAAATGCCTACGCAGTGGAGGTCGAATGATCCGCGCTGCCTTGACCGCCGCGGCCCTGCTACTGGCTGCCATGCCAGCCAACGCGCGATCGGTGACTGCCACCGTCTACGACGGCTGGTACCACGGGCGCACCACATACTGCGGCGGCACCTACGAGCACTGGGGCATCAGCGCGGCGCATCCATGGCTGCCCTGCGGCACGCCGGTGCGCGTCAGCCACCGCGGCCGCGTGCTCACGGTGCGCGTCACTGACCGCTGCGACTGCTCAAGTCTCGACCTGAGCGCCGGTGCTGCGCATCGCCTTGGCGTGCCGCTGGATGGCATCGCAACCGTTCACATTTCTCACCAATGACTGATTACAGAGCAACGCCCGAGCGATGGCAGAACATTGAAAATGCCGTTGAGATAGCTAGCCGATCCATTCAATGGGTTGTCAGCGCCGTCAACTGGTCACCTGAAGCACGCGCCGCGATCCGCGAGGTGCTGGCCTACCTGTGCGAACACGAGCTGATCGGCAACTATGCCCGGCAGCAGCTTGAGCAGGAGGTGGGGGTTTGACCGACTTCCACCCCGCACCATTCCAGGGCTTCTCCACCGAGCTGCGCGACCCGTGGCCTTGCATTAAGCGTTTGCGAATAGCACTGGTAGAGGCGCAGTATTACACACCAGGCTCAGAAAACACGACAGGTCTTGCCATTGACTCACTTCTTGAACTCTTGCCCAACGAAGATGACTGACTACAAGTTCGTTCCATTGAACACTCTTGAAGATCGCCTCGGCGACGCTCTTGGCCTTGCAATCAGCATGATCCGCAAGCCCGAGACCATTGACAACAAGACCATGGCTCAGATCGAAGCACCATTCAAGGAGTGGTGCGATGCCCTTGTTGATGGGGGTCTGTTAAATGACTGAACTTTCACCCGCTGCAAATGCAATCCTGGATGCCGCCTACCGGCGCATGGATAACAACCCCCATAACGAGGTGGAGGCAACACTTGCTGCGGCCCTGCGAGCCGTTGCAGATCAGGTGGTGCCGAATGAACCAGCTCCGACAGGTATGAGGCCAGCAGGAGATGTGTACTCCAGCCGAGAGATACGACGTGGACAGCGACAAGAAACACGAAGCCAGATCCTCGCCATCGCTGCCGAACTAGAAAACCAATGACTGAACTTTCTTCTGCTGCAACTGCAGTTTTAAATGCCTACATGGATAACTGTGGCTGGCTCGATGGTCCGTTTGAAAAAGATTATCGCTGTGCCGCTGCCGTTTTGCGAGCCGCTGTAGATCAGGTGGTTCCAGCGCCGTGTCTTCCGTATGATTCTTGCTGTGATGTACACGCATCGGCAATACGCGCCGAACTTTTGGCCATTGCCGTTGAACTTGAAACCCAGTAGTCGCTTCCACTTCTATGTCTGAACTTTCACCCGCCGCCCAAGTGGTTCTAGATGCTGCCAATGGTGTTTCATCCTACGGTCCAGATGATTGCCTCAATGAATCTCGCTGGGTTGCTGCCGCCGCTCTGCGAGCTGCTGCAGATCGACTCAAATACAAGCTCCTCGATGTGGAGGTTGTCGATTGTTCACAACTGCTTTTGCTCGCTGATGAACTTGAAGCCTAGTAGTCATTACCACTAATCACCCATGACACAACAACATCCCATCACACCACCGCCATCGGAGCTTGTCCTGCAGTGGATTGGCGAGTTTTTTGGTTGCACCGCTGGCGGCGAACTGAGTGACTCAGAGCGTTTTCTTACAACCCGCGCTGCCCAATGGGGCGCAGACCAAGAGCTGGAGGCGTGCTGTGATTGGTTCAAAGCCAAGCACTGGATTGAGCCTGAGTTTACTGATGAACTCCGCGCTGCCCGCCGCCCCAAGCCGCCGAGCTTGAAGGAGCAGGCGCTGGAGGCCATGCACCGCAATTGGAATCCACACAACAACGACGATTTCGACACCATCCGCCGCGCACTGGAGCAGCTCGATGACTGAGCAACATCACATCACCCCACCGCCGGAGCTGATTGAAGACTGGATAGAGATTGCCAAACCTGAACCGTGGAAGCGCCCACCTGATCCGAACGCACTTTGTACGCTTGCCGCCCAATGGGGTGCAGACCAGGAGCTGGAGGCGTGTTGCAGACAACTTACGGATCCCGAGTGGTACGACGAAATCAAGAACTTGCGTGGGCCGTTCCGCGCAGCAGAACTCCGCGCCGCCCGCCGACCCAAGCCGCCGAGCTTGAAGGAGCAGGCGCTGGATGAGCTGGATGGAATCGCAGCGGTATTTCGTATGTCTCACGGCGGCGATCTCGTATGCGACAAAATCCGCCGTGTACTGGAGCAACTCGATGACTGAACACAAAGCCAAGCCCGAAGTGTGGGCTCTCGTAGAAGAATACGGCAACAAATATGAGGGGGACATGCTGAACTGCATTCTCGAACTCCGCTCCAGAATTAAGACACTTGAGGCTGCAGCTCAGAAACACATTGTCGAAACCAGCGCCAATATTCTGGCTCTTGCGAGCCGGATCGAGGCTTTGGAGTCGGCTAAACGCCAGTCATCAAAAGTCCTAGATCTTAGTGACTTGCCGCAGTGGACGCCGGAACAAACGCAGAAATTAAAAGATTTGCTTGAGGGCTACCATAATCACCTAGGACTCAATGAGTAGCCGCAAGCCTAGGGGTCGCTCATCCCATTAAAAAGCGGCAGGATGTCACCCCCGCCGCCCTTGCAACTGGATCTCACCCCAGTCGCTTTGCTGCTTTCTGATCAGCCCCAGCACTGTAGCACACGGCAGGCATCAGCATGTATTACCTGAAAACAGGAATCAGCTAATACTTGCCCCTCACCACCCGCCTCAACTTCCATGTCCGAACTTTCCTCCGCCGCGCAGGCGGTAATTACTGCCAGCAACTGTGCTGGGTCTCGAATCGTGCAGTTGCACATCGCCGCCGCCCTGCGAGCTGCTGCAGATCAGGTGGTGCCGACAGAAATGGATCTGCCTCCCATTGCGCCTGATCTTGGGCACTTTCGACAACACGAGCGACGGCTAACCCGCCAGCGTCTCCTTGCCATCGCCGACGAGCTGGAGGCCGGCCAATGACCGACATGCGCGCGAGAATCAGCCAGCTGATCACCGACAGCGGGACCTACCGCCAGGGGCAGCAGGATGAGCGCCAGCGCATCCGCCAGCTGATTGACATCCGCATCGACCAGCTGTGCAGCACCGTTGGGATCCGCAACCGCCAGCAGCTCTGCGCTGAGCTGCTCCGCATCCGCCAACACCTCGAACCATGAACGCACAACAGCTCGACCAGCAGCGCGCCGACATGATGGACGCGCTGTACGAACGCAGCGGCCGCACCTGCTGCACCTATACCGGCCTGTGGCAGGAGTTCTGCGCCGACATCGCCGCCAACTTCCGCAACACGTCCTATCCCGAGCTTCTGGCGCTTGTCATGCACGGCATTGATGGCACGCAATCGGTGATGACTGAGCCAGCCGCTCGGGCAGCGATCGCAGTCTGCCGCCAGCAGCTGCTGGGAGACAAGTGGCGATGAGCCGGCCATTCAAGGCTGGCGAGGAGAACATCGCCGCGATCCTCACGCCGGAGCTGGTGCGCAAGCTGCGCCGGCTCCGCACCGAGGGGTGGAGCTACCGCCAGCTGGCGGCTGAGTTTGATGTGGACGAGAAACACGCATGGCGCATCTGCAAACGCATCGCATGGGGATGGCTTGATGACTGACCAGATCAACCCGGACCACTACAAGCGCGGCCCGGTTGAGGCCATCGACGTGATCGAGGCCGCCATCGCGGACGCGCCGCACATGGTGCCCGCCTACCTGCACGGCCAGGCGCTGAAGTATCTGCTGCGCATCTGGTGCAAGGGCAATGCCCTGCAGGATGCGCGCAAGTGCCGGTGGTATCTCGATCGATTGATCGCCAAACTGGAGGCATGATGCACCTGCCCGGCCTGAACCTGCTCGAGCGCGCTGCGCTGTGGGTGCTGGTGCGCAGTCCCCGCACCAGCCTGGTGGCGGTGAAGGAGCTGCACTGGCCGACCGTGTTCGTGGCGGCCAACCCAGCCGATCCGGTGGCGGCACACGTCACCTGCGGTGAGCCCGAGCCAGCCAGCATGACGCTCGAGCGTCTTTACCACCTACCGAGCCACGGAGAAGAGGAGTGATCAGCCTGCACGCCGGCCGCCTGCTGCTGGTGTGCAGCCGCTTCGATCGAAACTGGCACGCGCGCATCGTGCTGGGTCCCAAGCCCGAGCTGCAGATTGAGGCCGACACCGGCACGGTGCAGCTGCAGGAGGCCTTGCTGCGAGCGCAGTCGATCTACCGTGCAGCGGTCACAAACCTACGACCGGCCAGTAGCCCGCCAATGTGTTGGGACTGCAAATACTGGGAGATGCGGCAGCAGTGCTGCGGGTACGAGTTGCCAGAATCAAAGAAAAGCGGCGGCCGTTATGCGGCCAGATGTGATCTGTATGTTCGGCCCTGAGGTGATCAGCCGCACCGAACGCGATGGCGGCAGCATCGAGACGATCATGCCCGTGAAGGGTGAGGTGTATTACCGCAGCTGTGTTGGCGGCACCTGCCGCTATTCGAGCGACCTGTGGCAGGCGGAGCTTTACCTCGACCACCTGCTCGGCCGCTGATGCTCCACGACGTGCTGATCTTGGTGGTGGAGTATTGGGTGACGTGTCTGATCGCGCTGTGGGTGTGCAGCAGGATCCTGCCGTAGCGTGATCGTGTTCCCGCTCTGCCTCGGCATCGGGCTCACCCAGTGCGAGCCAATGGATAGGACGGCCACCGCCGCTGCGGGGCGATGCGGGTTCAAATCCCGCCTGGGTGCATCTCTTAATGATGTGACCGGTGGCTGGTCCTCACGCGGTGCCAGCCTGGTGCCCGCAGCCGGCCGCTACGGGATCGCCTAGATCCTCAGAAAAGGTCTAGGCCGCAAGATTAGCGCTGCTGGAGAGCCACTGCACGATCGCCCACTCTCCCAGTGCTGACCAGAACGGCTGCTGGCGGTACCAGTCCACCCATGGTTTGTGCCCCTTGGAGCAGTTGCAGCCCATGCAGCAGGCGACCATGTTGCTAGGCACCGTGAGCCCGCCGTGAGCCTTGGGGATGACGTGATCGAGCGTTGGACTGCGATCGAGATCAGCGCCGCAATAGGCGCAGCGGTAGCTCCAGGCGAGGAGGATCTGATCACGCGCTGATCGTCGGGTGATCAGGCGCGTCTCATCAATGCGGTGTCGATCCACAGAGATCCGGCGGCAGGGGGACAGCGTTCACCTCAACATCGATGATGTCGTCATCGGACGGGATGAACTCGGCCATGCGTGAGTAGATCTCAGCTGGCAGGTCGTCGGGGTCGGCGTTGGATCGGATGATGAGCTTGGCGGTGATCTCGAGATAGAACGCCCGCATGGGCTGGCCGCCGCTGGTGCCACGGTAGCGGTCGCCACTGAGTCTCATTGGATTGCAGAATTGCTATGGGATTGAGCGGCATGATTTGCGCTACGGTCCCGCAATGCAATACATCCTCCGCATCGGCCCGTGGCACGTCGGGCCGTTCACCACGCATCAAGCCGCCAGCCACTTTGCTGAATCGCACGGCTGCGACGATTACACCATGATCCCGATGGATGATCCTGCCGAAGCACCCGGCAAGATCTATCGGCTGCGCATGGCGCCATTGGATCATCCCATGAGAAAGCGTTAAAGTCGAGCCAGCTGCTAACCCTTGCTGGGGGTGACGGTCAGATCGTTGCAATAGCGCCCGGTGACCGCATAGCTGCGCGCCGGGATGCCTTCCATCTTGTGGAATACCATCTGGCCGATCTTCATGCCCGGCCAGATCGCGATCGGATACAGCCGGCGTGCGTTGCTCAGCTCCAGCGTGAGGCGGCTTCCATGCCAGCCTGGATCGCACCAGCCGGCCAGCAGATGCTCGAGGCCTTCGCGTGCTCGGCTGGACTTGAGCACGAACTGCGCAGCGATGCAGTCCGGCAGGTTGAAGATCTCGCGGGTCTCGGCGAGGCAGAACTCACCCGGCCGCAGCCAGTACGGATCCTCCGCGGTGTGGTCGGCGATGCCGTGGATCTGCAGGTCGCGGCTGTCGGTCACCTCGATCATGATCCGATCGCCCAGCAGCACATCGATGCTGGCCGGGTTGACTAGCTCAGGATCGAACGGCATCACCATCGCGTGCTTCTTGCAGAGATGGTGGATCTCGAAATCAGGCAGCGGCACAGGTTGCTCAGTAGTCCCAGCGCACCCTAGGTCCGCCCTTGCGAATGCCAAGGTGGACGAACCCCTTCGGTGCGCCGTAGCCGAGCGAGTGCGGCCAGGTCTTGTCGCACCAGTCCTGCACAGCGTTGATGTTGGCGCCGTCGATGTAGAAGTCCACCGCGCCCACGCCGATGCCGTCGTAGAGGTGCTCAGAGCTGCTGGCGCCACCCACTGCGCGGTTCACGGCTGGCGGCCGGTAGCCGGAGGTGATCACCACCGGCTTGCCACCGAACTGCGCGCGCACCTTCTCAAGGAACTGCGCGAGCTTCAGCGCTGTGTCGCACTGGTGCTGGTGATCGAATCGCCGCGCTTCCTGGCCTAGCGCAAACTCACCCGCGGTGATGTGCGGCGTAATCTTCTGACTGAACGGCGACTCCGGCGTGAACATCGCGGAGATCGGTCCGGTGGTCTGCCGCTCGCGGCCCCACAGGTCACCTTCTGCGATGCGGCGCCGCTTCAGGCCGGCCTCCACGTTGGTGCCGGGGTTGCGGTAGAGCAGCAGGGCATCGGGCACACCCGGCCAGTCCTTTTCGCGCAGCCGGCGGCTGATGGTCTCGAAACCCTTGGCGCCATAGAACGCCGAGCCGAGGTTGTAGGCAAAGGAGATCAGCGCGCACTTCTGCGCGTCGGTCATCTCCACCCAGAAGGGGACCGTGGTGCGCAGCTTTTCGGCAATGCGATCCACCTCCTGCCGCAGCAGCAGGTCAGCCTCGATCGCGTTGATCTTGTCGCCTTTGCTGACGGCGCGCCCGTCGCTGTAGCGCGTTGTCCCGTAGCCGATCGTCCACGGTGCGCCGCCGCTCAGCGGATCGGGATAGGCCTCGAGGTGACAGCCCTCGAACTCCTTGATCAGCTTCAGCGCTGCCGCCAAGTCGCTCTGCTTTCCGTCCTGGCTCCATGTGTTGAACCATGCCCGATCGCGGCGCATCGCTGCCGCGTACCCGTTCACGGCGAGATCCTGCTCGAGCTGCTGAATCGCGGCCGCCTGATGCGGCAGGTTCCGGTAGAAGCGGAACAGCTGCTCGATCGTGATCGGCGCGGCGTTGGCCATGATTCAGCCCTTGCGCTTTGGGAAGGCCATCCGAGCAGCGGCCAACAGAAGCTGGATCCAGCTGTTGGACTTGAGCGGCGTCAGGGCGATGAGCTCGCTGCCGGCCGCAACGATGATCGCGACGATCGCGATGGTCTCGGGGCTCATGGCGTCCATGCTTGTGCTCTCAAGTTAGGGCGTGATTTCGAGAGCGCGCACACGGCGATCGAGATCAGCCAGCTCGGCGCGCGCGTCGGTCTTGATCTCATCGACGGACTTCGCCAGCTGCACCAGCGTGGCCTCGATCCGTGCGGACTGCACCTGCATCGAAATGAGGAGTGCCCCGATGGCGACCATACCGGCGGCCAGTGCAGCTGGGAGGGAGGCAGCGAACAGGCCGCTAACGGTCTTCGGTTCGTCCGCCATCGGGGTTCCGTCGCTCGATCGCATCGTAGCGAGCGCAAAGGTCAGGCCTCCCCGAGCTGATGGCAAGGGCAGGCCTGACGGCGGTGTTCTTGGTTTGTCTGAGCTGGTCTAGGCGATCACCGACCCTGCCCGCGATAGCGCCGCTTTCGGCGCGGGTTACGGCTGGTGCCGCTGAGCTTGGTGCGCAGCGAGCGGCCTTGGCGGGTGCGCTTCGGCGGACCGGCATGGTGGTCGATCCGCGCGGTGCCGGTCTTGGCTTTGACGGCCATCAGTCAGTGGGGGCAATCGAGGCCTGATAGGCAGAAACTACCTCAGGCGTGTGGAGGATGCCGGCGATCGCCTGCACGCGCGGATCTTCGCCGGTGGCGTCAGCGCCTGGGCTGACGACGTGGCGGTGATACTTCTCGGCGATCGGTTCGCCATCCTCGAGCACGCGCTCACAGACGCGCACCTGGATGTGGCTGTAGGGTCCGACCACCTCGATCTTGTCCACGATCGATTGCTTGGTAAGTGTCATCCGATCAGGCCTCCGGTCTGATTAGGTGTGAGCGTAGGTTAGGCGTCGAAACAGCCTGAGATGGAGATCTGCGCGCTGGTGTCCATCGGGATGGTTGCGACAGATCCACCACCGGTCGGCATCTGACGAAGCGCGACTGCGGTGGTGTTGGGCGATGAGAACGCGGCGCCAATGCTGCCAGCGGTCAGAGCAACGCTGCTGAAGATGGCGCTGTAGTTGCGGTTCATGTTGGTGGTGTTCTGCACCGTGAAGGGCAGGCCATTGATCTGCAGATCGCCGGTGCCGGTGTGAGCGGTCCAGCTGAGGAAGAGATCGAAGAACACGCGGTTGCCGATCTTGGTGTAGCGGCCCACCTGCCCGTTCGCTGCATAGGTTGCGGTGCCCGCGGTGGACGTGCCCACGATCGTCGGCGTGAAGGTGCCCTCCTCGTAGTCATCCAGCGCGTTTGCCGCTGCGGTGTCAGTTCCAAACAAGACGCCGGTCGATGCACGAACCTGGCCGCTTATGTCGCAAGCAACTTCAGGACTCGTAGTGCCAATCCCTACTTTCCCGTCGTGAGTAATCCGAAGGTTTTCTCTGTAAGCTCCGGAAGTGGTACGCTGTTGGATGGCAAAGTCGGAAGCATTATTTGTGCTGGTAGAAATGCCAAGCAAGTTGACTGTGCATCCAGCGTTTGCTGTATTTCGGCTACTGAGGCTTACGGAAGCGAATGATCCAGTGGTAGCGCTGGAATTGATAGCGGCAAGTGCATTATTGGCCGCTGTCGTTGCGGAGTAGACCGTTGCATTTGTAAAGGCAACACTTAATGGTCCCCCAGGGCTACTAGTCCCTATCCCTACTCGGCCTGAGGTGTCAACAGTAAACGCTTGAGTGGAATTAGAGTCAGTGGATATAGAAAACTTATTATTTAAACTAATTGATGCCCCGCCTGTGGCTGATCCGGCAAGAAGGCTAAGGTCAGTACCATTACCTCGTTGAAGCCGCAGTTCACTGGTAGTCGACGCGCCATACAAATGCAATGTTGCTCCATTTCCGATTGCTGGTGCAGGGCTACTAGTCCCAACACCAACATTCCAACTCGCATCAACAAACAACCGCCCAGTGCCATTAGTCGAGATGGCTACTTGGTCTGCGCCGGGGGAATAAATGCCGGTGTTGGTGTCACCGGTAAAGGTCAGTGATGGCGTCGTTGCGCTACCGAGTGGATAGCTGAAGCGCTCGCTGCTGGTCCAAGCATCGGTGGCATCAACCCAGTTGATCGTCTTATCCGTGGCACCTTTCAGCGTGATTCCGCCGCCGTCTGCTGTCACATCAGATGGCGTGGCAACATTGCCGATGATGATGTTCTTGTCTTCAACCAGGAGATCCTGAGTGTTGATCGTGGTGGTGGTGCCATTCACGGTCAGATCACCGGCCAGTGTCAGATTGTCTGACCAGCTCACATTGGTGCCATCAGTGACGATCACCTGATTAGCAGTGCCGTTCGCCAGCTTGCTGACGGCAATCTCGGCACTGCCGCTGATGTCTGCATTAACGATGGTGCCATCGGCGATCATCGTGCTGGTAACGCTGCCGGTGTCGCCGGTGGTGATGACGGTGCCGCTTACGTTGGGCAGGGTGATCGTCCGGTCGGCAGTGGGATCAGTTACTGCCAGCGTCGTTTCAAAGCCATTGGCCGTGCTGCCTTCAAAGGTCAGGCTGCCAGTGGTGCCGATCTCAAGGTTGCCCGTGATCGTCAGATTGCCGCTGCCATCAGGAATCGGCAAGTAAGCCAGGCTGTTCCAGTTGGTGGTGCCATCGCCGATCTTGAACTTCTTGGTGTCTGTCTCATGGCCGATCTCACCAGATAGCAGAATCGGATTGGCGGCTGTCCAATTTGCAGCGGTATCTTTCCGCTGCGCCATCTGTACGCGGATCGTAGTTGCAGTCATGATTCAGCACCACCAGCTTGAATGATAAGAGTGGCAGCCACTGCCGGATCGGCATCGTCTGCTTGCAAGATGAATGGCGCGGTGCCACTCATTGCGTAGGAGGTGAAGGCAGCCTCTGCACCGAGCGCAGCAGGTTCGCCCACGAGGCTGTAAAGCAGGAAGTTGCCGATCAGTGCGATCAGTTCAACGGTCATGTCGGTGTAGACGCCACGTTGCACCTCATCTGGTTTGGCGCCATAGCGGTAAAGCGCATCAGATGGCACTACATCAGCGCTGCCCCATAAGGTGCTTGATACCGTGAAGGTGCGATGACTGCCCGCCGCATCGACGTAATGATCACGGATCAGCGTGGCCTGAGCTTCTGTCAGGTTGGTGTAGGTCAGCACCAAGCGGTAATTGCTTTGCCGTAGGCTGTGCCTGAACAGAACGGGCGCGCCGTTGATCGTGTCCTCAACGCTGACGTTCAAACCACCAAGGTCGTAGCTGAATCCAGCAGGGGATAGCGATGGGTAGGCGTTCATATCAGGTATGGCGGCAGGAGCTGCAGCTCTACTGTGGCATCGGTGATGTCACACGACTGCTCGATCTGCGGCGGCGATAGGTAGCGCCATAGATAGCCTGATGGGAACGTCAGGTTCGTGGCGATCAGAACTGAGCTTGACAGATCGAACGGCTCGAAGATGCCATGCAAGCTGTAATGGCTGACAAGGTTAAACGATTCGGCAGATGTCAGCCGCGTGAAGGTCATACGCAACACGTGGCCAACGCTCGCATTGCTGTGCCGCACGCTGGATTGATACCCATCGAGGACGGCGAACTCACTGCTGGCATTGGTGCCAGGTGTGTAGGTGCGAGAGGCGGGCTGAAGAGTTGGGAAAGTGGCCATGACTAGCTGCAGCTCACTGTATTGTTATAGGTCATGCTTGTGATGCTGCTACCAGGATAAGAGCATCCAACTGATCCCTGCACACCACTGTTGATGGCTAGCCCGAGTTTATCGCCTTTTTTCATAGCAAATCCACTTATTGTTTGATCCTTGCTAATCTCAAAAACCGCAAATACGTAATCAGTCACTCCACTTGAGAGGTAATATGTAGTTGCGTTGTAATAGCTATTTGATATTTTAATCCATTGTACGCCAAGATAGCTAGCGAACGTTCCCAGGGGCGGGCCGCCACAAGATGGCGATTTTGCAGCAAATCTAACTTGCTCATATGATTTGTAAATTGTTGGCAAACTTGTGCTAACTGTTCCGGAAATTGTGGCCCCTGTTGGCGCGCATGTACCAGAGCATCCTGCATTGGTAATTCTTGCCTCAGTCCAGCCGACAGACACGTTGCTAGTACATTCTGAAACCTGAACGGCAAGGGTCTGACCCAATACCTGTGGCGCCCCAAATCCGCTAGCAGTAGAGGGATCCTTGCAGCGGCCAGTGGCAACAATGTAATGGTCGATCTCGTTGGTTGTAATAGAAAGATCCCAAGATCCGGCAATCGGTTCGTTTTGACAAGAGATGTCAGTCTCAACGCCAGTGTTCTTGTTGATCTTGCTCCAACACACTTGGCCGGCGCATGTGAAGTCATCATCACTAACAGACACGGTATCACCAGCCCGTGGTGCGCCACTCGTACCGGTTCCGCCAGTGATATAACCAACGCTATCTTGATCGAGTGATTCCTCGTAAGGATCAGCCGGATTATCCCATCCACCAATCGGGGTTTGTCCGCCGCTGGACTCGTCGGGAGGCTGCGTTACATCAGGGCCAATCGGCGGGCTGCCGCCTTCTGGCCATGTCGGTTCAGTCGGTGCAGGTAAATCAACCGTGGCATCGCCTATATCAGGCGTGTCATCAAACGCCGGGTAATCAATGCCGCCACCACCGACTGGCGTGTTGTCTGATGATGAGTTGTCGTCGCAGCTGTAATCACTGCGGCCTGCTGCGATGGTGACGCCAGGAGCAGTGGCCGCTGCCACTTCAAGCGCCACAAGGCTGCGCCCTTGAGAATCGATCGGGTAGTGCGTCAGATCAAAGACGCACGCACCGCTTGCCGTCTTCTCAATCCGCTCGACCTCATACAAAAAATCGTGATAGTCCAGTGCTGTTAGCGCTGTCTCGCGGCGCAGCCTGACGCGCACAATGTCGCCCAGTGTCAGCGTGCTGTTGTAGCTGGCAGGACGCACTGTCAGTCGCAACGTATGCGTGATGTATTTGCGTCGCGCCAAGCGGTATGCGCCAACCTTGACGGCGTGTGTTTCGCTGGTGCAGTAGCCGCTGAGGTCATACTGCTCAAACGGACCAGCTGATGCTTCGCCGGTGTAGCTGATCTCAGTGGTGCGCGCAAAGCCAATGTCAGAATCTGGCTGCTGCCGCCACATCATCTGCAGCGTGACAGGCTGCCGCTCACTCAGAGGGATGTACTGGATCTCGAATCCATCCGGCAGCAGGTGATCTTCAGTAAACGTGAACGACCATCCAATGGCAGTGGTCTTGATCGTGTGATTCGCATTAACCGGTAGCCGTGGCTTGAATCCGAACTTGCCATTCAGCTCAACAAGGCGCAGCAGGTAGTCGTTGCTGATCTGCTCGAGCCATTCGTCAAGGTTCAGGCTCTCCTGAAACACGCCGTTAAAATGCAGCCCATTGGTCTCGGTGAAGTTGGCCGCGGCCAACATCTGCGTGTTGTCGATCAGCGTGCTTGGAATCCGGCCTGATTGATTCATCAGGTAAATCGCCAGATCGATCACGTTGTTACTGGGCCCCAGCGTGCTGTCAATAATCCGCGTGATCTTGATGCCTTGACGCACAAACACATGCAGCTGATGCTCCCATCGTTCGCTGCCATCCACAAACGTGTTCACATAGCTCATTGTGGTCATGTCTTCATATCGTCCTGATGTGCCGCAGTAGTAAGGGCACGCCCATGGATCCTTGCCGGATACGGTGGTGACGAAGTTGCCGGGCGTCCATGTACCGGCCCTGCGGTCATAGGTTTGATTCCAGGTGCCTTGGCGGCATGGCCCAACAAAGCAATCCTTGATGGCGATCTGCGGCAGTTCGCCTTCACTGAGCACCACCATCAGGCTGACGGTTAGCGCATTGGTGGTGCCATCGTTCTGATAACGCGCTTCTGTTGCGCCGGGACTGACCATGACGCCGCCATTGTTGGAGACGCGCCGACAAAAGACGATTGGTACCGGATCGCCAATCTTGTATGCATGCTGCTGGCTGGTCAGGTCATCAGCGGCCTGTGCTGCTGCCTCGAGTAGCGGCGGATCAGCTAGGCCGCTTTGGTAAGCCAGGAGCGATAGCGGATCCGAGATGTTGAGGCTCATATCCGCAGTGGCGACCCGATCTGATACGTGGTGAACTTACGCGGCGGCACCTGCGCGCCTACTGGTGACAGGCTACTGCCAAGCTCCACATCAAGCCGCGTGAAGCTACCAGAGACATCTACCACTTCAGCGGTGTAGCTGGCGATCAAGTCCTGTCCAGCTTGCGGTGCGGTGTTATCCAGTCGGCTGTCGAACTCATAGATTTTGAGTTCGCAGAACCGGCCGTAGCTCAATGCGAGCGTGAATGCTTGCACCACGCTGTTCGTGGCTGGCACTGTGATGCTCACCGATTTGCCACCACTGGCGCCAGATTCAATGATGCCGCTAGCGCTAAATGGCATGTATGACCAGCTGGCGCCCCCAAGCGTTACGGTCTGATTCACGTAGTAGGTCTGCCACCTAGCATAGGTGGTGGTTGCATCAAAGATGCGTAGGTATTGGCTTTGCGCTCTGTTGCTCATCAGAATGCACCTTGATAACGCCGGCCGCCGTAGCTGCGGCTATTGCGGAAGATCTGCGCACCGAAGTCCTGCAACGCACGCTCCATGTCGCCGATGGTGACATAGCGTTGACCATCTTGCTGCAGCACCGGACCAGTGGTGATCTGCACTGTGGTGTTAGCTGCGCCGCCACCACCCATTGCGCCGACAACACCACCTTCGGCGAATGCAGGGATGACGTTACGGCCACGCAACCCGCCGAGATAGTTGGCTGCGGCCTTGGCCATCTTGTGCTCGGGGATGATGTATTCAGGACCAGCCTCACCAACCATGGCCAGGGTTGGACCTGAGACAACACCACCAGCGGCGAAGGCTGGCACGCTCACCTGCGGGACCAACGGGATATCTGGAGTGGGCAAGCGGTTATAGCCTGCGATCAAGTTATTGATAGTGCGCGTGCTGTTGTTGATGCCATTAGCAATGAACTGCAGCAATCCGCGGAAGATCGTCTTGATTGCGTTGATGGCTGCCGTGAACGGTGCTTGCAGTGCTTTGCCTAGAAGAGCGAAGCTGCCTGTCAGGCTTTTGACAAGCACATTCCCGAACTTGATTAGTGGTTCAACATAAAGGTTATAAAAAGCCTTACCTGCCATCTGCCACCCTGAAGCGATGGCCTTAAGAACTGCAGCGATCTGATCACGGAATGCGTAGATCGCAACGCCTGCTGCGACAAAGAGTGCAACGATTCCTACCGGTCCTGTAATCAACACGATGAACGCAGTGGCAAGGCCAGCGAGAATGGTGCTGGCACCCGCCAACGCACCACCTGTTGCAAATAACCCGGCGATGGCGCTGCCGATTGTGATGATGGATGCGATCGCCGGTGCTAGTGCTACTAACGCTGTTAGTAATCCACCGAACAAGAGAATCGCAGACTGCAGTGGTTCAGGCAATGCCGAGAATCCTTGGATCAGTCCCACCAGCGCCTCGGCAATCGCTGTGATGGCAGGCAGCAATGCCGTCACGGCATCACTAAATGGTCCAGCCAACGCAACACCAATGGCATTCAGCGTGTCGTTGAACTTATCTGATGCCTGCGCCAACTCTGTGTCAATCGTTGCTGAGTATTGACTAAGAGCTTCACGGCCTTGATTCAGGAGCGGAATCAGATTGACGCCACTCTTGCCGAACAACTCTTGCGCGAGCGCTGCTTTCTCAGCACCGTCTGGCAGCTTGGCAAAGACATCCGAGATCGAGAGCATGATCTCATCAAGGCTCTTCACCTTGCCGCTTGAATCAAGCGCGCTGATGCCAATCTTGTTCAGCGCTTGCGATGCGCTGGATGCAGGATCAACAACACCTCGCGCCAGTCGGCTCATCGCCTTGGCAACCTCATCAACCGAGCTGCCACTATCAGCTGCAGCATTGCCGAAACGACTGAGGCTTTCAACAGCCACGCCGGTTCGCTGGCTTAAATCGTTCAGATTGTCTGCTGCATCAATGGTTCGCTTTGCGATCGCAGTCAACCCGGCCAATGCAGCGGCTGGTATCAACGATCCAAATCCAGCAGTGATCTTGCCTGTTACCTGGCCAAGCTTGCCGAATGCGCCTGCTGCGCTAGTAGCTTGCTGGCTTGTCTTGCCCAGTGCAGCATTAAGCGCATTGATTTCATTGGTGCCATCGACCTTGGCTCTGATGGTCAGAGCCGTAGTCATGTCCAACGCCATGGCTTAATCCTTGCGGCTGTTGACGATCTCAACCACTTTAGCCTCGATCACCTGCAGGTCCTCAAGCATCATGCGTGGGTCGTCGACCTGATACAGATCCATGACCCATCGCACAGCGCCATAGTCCAAACCGACGATGCCGGATGATCCGGCACGCCACTGCGTCTGCACCCTGAGGAACAGCTCAACCACTGGCCACGCATCAGCGATCACTTCGTAGGGCTCGTTGCGTTGACTGAGATCTGGCAGCACCAGCCCGAATGCTGCAGCGTCATCCTCAGTTTCATCGATCGTTGCGCCACTGGCCCAGTACTCAGCGGCGCCGATCAGTTTTTTCGCTTCTGCTCAACAAGCGACTCGAAGTATGCGCCAATTAATGCGCCAGCCACCATGGGCACATCAAGCAACTGAGCCTTGGCAGCCTCAGTGAATGGCACCTCATCACCATCGGCATCCACCACGCCAGCCCAACCGACGAGCAACTCATCGGCAATGCTCTGATCTGTCACGCCATTGTCGAGATCCTCATTGTGCTCAGCAGCCTTGAGGCGTTGCTGCGCCAGCTGTTGGATCTCATTGATGCGGCTTTGCGGTAGTCGCTTGAAGACCGCATCAAATGTCGACTTCTCACGCTTGCCGCCATCAGCCGGCAGGCGAAGCACCACCGGCCAGCTGTAGCTCTGCGATTGACTGAGGACAAATGCCATGCGATCAGGTGAAGACCAGACTCATCTCATTATTGCCTGCCGAGGTCGGAACCGCAATGAATGGCAGGTTGAGCATCTGGATGCCGTCTTGGTCTGAGTAGGTGAGGTTGCCTAGGTCAGACTGTGCCGTGGTCATGGTTACGCGGTTGCCAGCGGTCTGACCATGCTGGAAGGTGATGCTGCCGGTGCTGGTGCCGGTTGCAATGGCAAAGAAATCTTTCTCTGCCATGGTCGGTGCTTCGATCACCACGGTGCCGCTGGGTGCGCGGTTGGTGATCATGATCTCTTTGGTGCAACCCACCAGCTCGCGGTAGATCACATCATTGGCCATGTTGAAGCTGTAGCTCATCAGGCATCCGGCATAGCTGAATGCACTGAAGCTGATGGTGTTGCCTTCCTTGAAGATCAGA